ATGGGGCTCCTCCTAAGATTTCCCGCGTTTTATCTTATACCCAAACCGGTGTTTTGGAAAGAATAAAGGTTATTTGCGCGACATCCATGCCGAAACCCCCATATACGCTCCCACAACACCAGCCATCGAAATGTAGAACAGGCCAAACAGATCAGACAGCGCGTTTACTCGTTCAACAGATACCGCAGGACTGACCAGAAGAAGGGTAAACACAAGACAAGCACCGAGAGCCACAGAAGCCATGTACTTCTGCGCTCTAAGTTTTCTAATCTGCGCCTCTGTTTCTCCAATTTCCTTAGCAGCCGCAAGCTCTTCGTCTGTGATGATTCCGTCATGGTTCAAGTCGTATTTCGAATAAACGGTGTCCTCTTGGAATTGTTTTGTTTTCATAGGCTGCTCTCCACTAAAAACTTGAACCACATAAATAAACCTTCAATGCCAAGCAACGAAGCTTCCGCACCAATGGCTGCCAAATCGGCCTGCGTCATGCCCGCATACGGATCAAACGCAGGCTGTGGGACAGGGGTTGGAGTTGGGGTTGTACATCAGAATACCCCCTGAAATCTTTGCGGCCTTGCAATCGGGCTAAAACCGCGAACAACGCCGCCGCCAGCTTTCTTCACGACCTTCTTTTTACCCTTAGACTTGCCTGCCGAAGACAAAGCAATCGCCACAGCCTGCTTCTGAGGATAGCCCTCGTCCCGCAGCTTACGAATGTTGCTGCTTACAGTCTTCTGGCTTTTGCCTTTCTTCAGCGGCATTTCAGCAACATCCCATGTGCATCGTGCCCTTGATCGCCGCACCCGTGCCACGGGTCTTCGTCAAGCGCATCTTGTCGCCAGCCATCGGGGCTTTCTTAATGCCACCAATCTTCTCAGGCTTGGGCGGGTTCTTTGGCGCAGAGCCATTTACTTTGACAGTACGATTTTTCATTGTGGAGTCCCTCCTTTGTTACGTTGTTTAAGCAGCTCTCTTTCCATCGCAGACTGAATACGGGCCTGTGTCTGCTTCTCTTGCGAAGCCAAACGCTGCTGGAATTGGTTCGACCGAATCTGCATACCCTGTGCATCCAACTGCACTTTGGCTTGGTCGATCTGGTTGTCGGCCTGATCCGATTGTGCTTTGAGCTGAAGCTCCTGCTCCTTGAGCTGCACAAGTGGGTCCGGGGCCCCCGCGCCAGATAGCTGGGCAGACAAATCTTTGACCTGCTGCAAGCCTTCCGCAACAAACTGTGCGGTAAGCTGTTCGATATGTAGCATTTGCTCGTCGTCGGCAGGCTGACCACCCTGCTGTTGCACTTGTTGCAGATACTGCACCGCGGCCTGTTCACGCGCAGCAATCTGAACGTGTTCCATCACGTGCTTCTGCAAAGAAATAGCAACGGGCGGCATTTGACCAACCATCTGTCCAGAGCCAAATACCAAGTGCGCCATGATGTGCGCCTGATGGTTCTGACCCTCAAACGCCTTCAACGGCAACATATCCAACGCGTTGATGTTCTCTTGCGCTGGATCAAGCGGCTCCGGTATCTCTGCCGGAATAGCCTTCATCAAACGGTCGGCATCCGACACGCCCAAAGCTTCATACATGTCACGGAAAACCTCGTGCATGTTGTGAATCTCTGGTGCTTGGGCCGCGAGCTGTAGTTTGGTTTGCGCGAGCATAATGCGCTGCGCTTGGCTGAACACGTTCGGATTGCTGACCGGGATCACATCCACACGGTCGTCAAAGTCTTTCGCCATGATATTCTGATCGCCACCAGCAACCGAGTACGGATACTCCTGCGGCAGATACTCAGACATCACGCGAGCAAGGATTTTGAACTCCTGACGCATCGCGTAGTGCAGGCGCTTATGCACAGCACTCATGACCCGCGAGCCTTGCTCCATCATCGCAATGGTCGTGCCCACAGGTGCTTGCTGATTGCCGTCACCAACCTTCAAATCAGTGATGGTAGCAAAACGTTGACCGGCCTGTACCACAAAGCCCAACAGATTGAAGAGCGTCTGGTCGGGCCCCTTAAACGGCAGCGGCATGAGGCTATCTCGGATAGCCCCACCGGGTGCGTCCACATCTCGGAACTCACCGGGCTGCAACGGATCATCGTCGTCCCTAATACGCAGTCCACGGGCCTTGAAGCCCGCAGGGAGGTTGGACAACGTACCAGCGTCGATTAGCTGTCGCAGTGCCGCCGTGGCGGTCCGGGAAAGACCGCCAATCGTATGTATCAGACCCAGCCCGTAGAACCCAAAGCCGGGCAAGAACTTGTAGTGGGTGAAATACTGAATTTTCTTCTTCAGATCGTCTTCTTCGCGATAGTTGCGACGAACCGACAGCACCTGACCGTTGTCCATCGACAAAGTCACAATGTAAGGAACGCGAATGCCAGTAGGCTCGCCGTCCTCACCAATGTCTTCGTAGCCCTCTAGGTCCAGATCGACATGGCACTCAAGGATCGTGCAGTCGTAATCAATCTGGCTGGGCTCCACGCCGTCAATGCGGTCAATCTCGCTCTCAACGCCCGTAATCTCACGCTGCGCGGGGATCACTTCAACGTCCAAATACAACCCGGCAAGCTGGCGCTTACGCAGATCGTTTAGCGACATCCGCACGACTTGGGTGATGTTGGGACATGATTCGAGGTCCGCGGTCTCATACGGAACCACCAAGTTCTCCGCAGGGACAAACTTGGATACCGCTCGACCGAGCGTCTCGTCATAGTAAGTTTTCTTGAACGTCGAACCCGCCAGCGGCAGATAGAACAGCATCTGGTCCATGTCCGGCGTGTATTCTTCCATCACATTCGTGATGTAGTAATTCATGAAGGTCTTTACGCGCTGCGCTTGAGCAACCTTTTCACGCGTTTCAGAGCCCATGACAACCGTTCTAACGGGCCCCGCAGGAGGTAGCAGCTCGTTGAAAGCTTGCGCTTGAAACTGTGTAGCAGCTTCTGCCAAAAGCGGATGAGTGACACCCGAAGCGCCTCTAAACGGCTGAGTGCGCTCTTCGTAAGTGAAGCCAAGTAACTCAAGACCGTTTGCATACGCATCTTCCCAGTCCTGACGGCTCGCTTTATTCGCGTCATACTCACCCAAAAGCTCACTAGCAATGCGTTGTAGCTCGCGGTCAGGCATTTCTTCAGCAAGGTTCGCATAGAAATCCTCATTCTCCCCACGCTGATCTTGAGGCTCAAAGTCAATTTCAACTCCGCCGTCGTCCGTCGGTGTAATGCCAATCTCGCCTACACCAGACGCGTCGATCATCGCAGTCACGTTGTTCTGCGAATCCGGAAGCTCAATCTCCACTTCAGCCGCTAAATCCTCTGGATCCAACTGCGACGGGACATTTTTGTCCACCATGCCTCCAATAGGTTCACGTGCCATGCGTTATCTCCTTCAAGACTAACTTACCATAGTCCTATACATATTTCTAGCAATTGGTGCTAGGCTTTCCACGCCCCGTGGGCCGCGGTTCATGTTCCGCGCGACGTCTACCAAACTTATTACGCCGCCTTCTTTTTTCTTAACTACACCGGGAACGATGTTGTTTACGTCAAACACGGCATAGTTTTTACCGTCCTGCTCGTAAGTGGTAAAACCATCAAACCCTTGTGATTTAATCCAGTCTACAAGGCCACTATCTTCAATAGTCCCGTAATCGCCTGCTTCCACCAAATCTAAAAAGTTCATGTCTTCCGAATAGTCGAAAAAAGCATCGTCTAAACTTTTTCCATACTGAGCATACCAATCAGACTCAAGAAGTTGTTCCATGTGACTCGGATTATCAACATCAAAAAAATTAACGTCTTTAAGGTATACAGGACGTATGTTAGGTGCCCCGTCTAGAACATCTCCAGCATAGTATTCTGCTGTACTAGGCTTATCTGCTACAAAAGTATACGGCGCGTCCGGGTCAAACTCTTTGAACTCTGCTCTTGTGCCGTGGTAAAAGCGTTGCGGTTTGTCGCCGCCTAACAGCCCGGTTGACTTAGGGGCCGTGGGCCGCGGCTCACGTACCATGTCCAAAATAGGGTCAGGGTTAGTTGGGTCGGGATACTGAAACTTAAACCCGTTGCGCTGATAAAACTTAATTAACTCGTCTTGATCTAAACCACCCTCGCCTCGCGCGTCAGGATACAAAGTCAACCTCGTGCCTGTCGCATCCGCCTGTTCCGTAACACGGCGAAGCATCTCACCACCCTGCCCTTGGCCGGGCTTATCCGCCTCAATGTACATAATGCTAACCGCGTCGTTCTTAACGTCCGGCTGCAACGTAACGTGAGACTTTTCACCTAAATCAGGAAAAAATACTTGCGGCGTAGTTGTTTTGGGGTTGGGTATGGTCCCACCGCGCAACGTCTTTGCTAACGCTTGGGCCCCCTTCAAAACTCCCCCCGGTAATGCCGTTATGCCCGCAGTAAACGGAGCCACCGCGTAAAAAGCATCCCCCGCTAAACCTAACGTCTGTATCCCAGCGTCAAGATAATTGCCTTGAGACAAGTTTTCAGAAAATGACGGCAACATCTGACCCGGATTAAACGGATCAGGCGCATAACCCATAACATCCGCAACACCCGCACCCGGCGCAAAACTAGAACCTATCGCACCCGTAGCATACGCCGCTTCTCCCAAAGTCATGCTAGGGTCTGCGGTCGAAGAGGCTAAGAAATCGTCTTCCGGATTGTCCGCCATCAATAATAC